ATTGCTTCCATTGCTTATATTGCTGCCAGAAATACCATTAATGCTAATCGATCCGCCCGAAGTATTTCCCCACATTAGTAAAACTTCTACCGTTCTTCCAGCAGTTGGGTTAATTAAGGTAATATTTAAATTTCCGCTATTCACATGTTGATGAACATAAGTATCTGTTGCTAAATCTACGGTTAATGTGTTACCCATGGCTGGGGTGCGAATATTTATATTTCCTGGAACGTACGCTGTGGTTTGTACTGTATTATCATTAAATGTTAGGTTAGTAATTTTAACATTTGGAAGCTGCGCTTGAGCAATACCATTAATAAAAAATATTCCATTGTTAATTGTCAATCCCACTTCTGTGCCTAATGTAGCATCTGTAATATAAATTGTGCCTTCACCAATTGAAATAGATTTCCATCTTTTTTGTGAATTTCCAAGTGTGTAATGGTTGTCTTGAGACGGTAGAATATCTTTGTTGACTGCAGAAACGTCTACAATTGCATCTGCCAGCTCTTTAATTGAATTAAGAGCATTTGGAGCAGCAAGCAGTTCTAATTCTTGAGCGGTGGCAGCACGATATGGTTCAGTCATTATTCTAGTATACTCTACTTTCTATTATCTGTCTTATAGAAGCCAGAACCATTAAACTGTATACCAAAAGAGCTAAAATGTCTTGTCATTTCTGAATTACATTCTTCACACCTATATCCTGGGTCTGAGTCATTAATAGATCTAGTTACAGATAGCTTTGCATGTGCATCGTCTAACTTGCATTTATATTCATATACTGGCATTTTAGTCCTTTGTTAGATGAGCCTTTTAAACACATGCTCAGGTGCAACTTGTGCGCTTCCTACATATCCCGATGTCCACCGACGCACAAGAATTCTTTACTTGATTTTAAGAATTTTTGGTTGTTTTTCTTTTGGAACGTTTCTAATAACTCCGATATGCAACATACCGTCTTTAAGTTCTACAGTAGAAACCTCCATGTATTCGCTGAGTTCAAAGATTCGGGTAAATTTTCTAGCAGCTATTCCTTTATGAACAACTTCTGCATCTACTACCTCTTTAATCTCACCAGTAATCCAAAGACTTCCGTCTTCAATCGAAACAGTAAGATCATCTTTTGTGAATCCAGCAACTGCTAAAGATAGTTGATAGTTATCATCATCTAACTTTAATAAATCATATGGGGGAAATGCCCCTTTGTTAACTTGACTAAGGCTGTTAAATCTTTCTAGTTCTCGATTCCAGCCAATAAAAAATGGATCTTTAAAAAGATCCAATGCGAATTGTGTTACCATTTTTGCTCCTTTTAAGCGAGTGAATTAGTACTCCCATAAGGCAAGTACATATATATTATATCAAATACTACATGCTGATTGCAAGTTATTGTCTATCTGGGTACCCAAAACTTACACCAGCTCTTGGGTCGTGTGCATATATTTCATGATAAACTCCTTTTGGAACTAAAATTATATCCCCAGGAGAAACTAATTCAGACTGGTAAGGCACCGTGTCTTCTTTATTTTTGTATATATTCCATGTTGATGTTCCAACTAATTGAATAAACATAACATCCCAATTGTCGCAATGAGAAGGCGAGTTGGGACCATCAGTTATATAATTATTTTTAGGCACAAGGTTAATAAAATATTGTATGTCTATCGCATCATAAAATTTTTGACCCCAAAATATGTCAGCGAACTCATGTGCTGTTTGATTTAAAGTTTCATTTCTTGTAGGAAATCCATTCATTAATTGTAAATAGAATAAATCTTTTACCATTAAATCTTGTTCTCTTTTCCATATATAGGTATCTCCAAGATCGGGAACATTTTTTTTAGATAAAGAAATATTAATTTCTTCAACAATAAAATTCCAATCAATATCAAGCTCTAAATATTTTTTTAAAAATACTGCTGTTCTATTTTCTTTGGCTTCTTTAAATTTTTCTTTTATTTCTATCATATATCCCCCTATATCGGATTAACAATCATTAAATCAATGCTAACATGTTTTGGTTGTCCTGCAACCCATCTTACTGCTTCTGCTATATCCTTTGAATCTACCGCCTGCTCATGTCTATTTGATTCGGTATTAGTGGTGCCAGGAGCAATTTCTGTGATTCTAATTCCACTTCCACGTAATTCATTTCTTAAATTTTTTACAAATATTACAGCATCATGTTTTGTTCCAGTGTATCCAGCACCACCTGGATAGGATTCCGTATGTCCAACTAATGAAGTTATTATAATTACTGATCCATCTTTTTTATCTTTCATTTTTGGAATAATTGCTTTTGTCATATTAAGAGGTCCAATAACATTAAGTTCATAAGTTTTAATCCAATTATTTGGATTTGCCTCTAATATTGTTGCTTGTTCAAAATTTCCACCTGCGTTATGAACCAATAAATCAATATCAATATCTTTAATAAAATTAACAAATTGATTAATTTGACTAGAGTCTGTAACATCCATTTGATATGGAGTTATATTAGTATTATATTGACAAAGATTATTTAGCTGTTCCAAATTTCTTGAAATAGCTATGACCTTATATCCGTCATCTATTAAAGATTTTGTTATAGATTTACCTATACCACGGCTAGCCCCAGCTACTACAGCTGTTTTCATTTAACATCCAATATTAATGTTGCTCTTGGCTCAAATACATCAACTTGATGGACAGTGCCTTTGGGCATAAAAAATAAATCATTGGGTTCTAATAAATAAACAGTTTTATTCAAACCAGCTGTATCAATTTCTTTTTCTGGTGTAATATCTGGCAAATCGTATATATTATATTTAACAGAACCTACACCTTGAAAAACTAGAACATCATGCTTATCGGAGTGAGCATCTCCTAAATATTCAACTTTTGATCCACCAACAAAATTTAAAACTGCTTTTAAATCTCCATATTGATTATCGCCAATAATATTCCTGCAATATTCCATTAAGTTATTTATTTCTTTAAAATTATTTTGAATAGGAAATTTATGTATTCCAGTTTTTGCTAACTGCAATATATGAAAATGAAAATACGCAGAATTTTTCATTATAGGAGTTGTTGTATTTTTTGATAGATTATCTATTTGATGTTCTGTTACTTTATCCATTTTTCCATTATTATATTGATAGTTTAAAATATCAATAAATGTTGACCATGAAAAATTATTATTTAAAAAATTTTTTACATGCAAAATTTTATTTTTTGATTTATTTATATTTAAATTTGCATGTAATTCATCAATGGCAACATTGTACATAATATACTAATTATCTGATGTGTCGGGTTTGTCAGCTGCGGTAACATACTTTTTATACGCTGCTGGCCAATCTAGTATTGCCTTTTGAGCATCTGCTAATTTTAGTGTACCAGCACATACTAAACGCTTTAAGGCTGTTTCAACTACATCTTTTTTACGTGCTCCCATTCCAGAGTATGGCTCTGGCCATAGGTTTTTAGGATCTTTAGGGTCTCCACCTAATTGAAGTGAAATTAAATGATCTTCTTCATACGCTGCAGGGGAAACGCCCCATATCTTTGTATAAGATGCATAAGTTGTTTTTAGCTGATCCAGTTTTAACTTATTTGTATATGTAACTGTTGGTCTAATAGTGGATGTCCAACCAGATTTACAAACTGTAGTAGATATATTTGATTGCGTAACAGCAGTATTTAATGCTCCAGGTGTAACTTTAACATCCTGAATAACCCAATCTGGTGTTGTTACTTTAGTTGAGGCGGATGCCCCAACCGAAGTAACCGCAATAAAAAATGCTAAAACAATTCCAATATTTAGTTTATTTTTCATTAAATTAATTTCATCAATTCTGCCCATGTCTTAGGGCCTACAATACCATTGGAATCTAATCCAGGGTGATTATCTTGAAACGCTATAACTTTTGCTTTTGTAGCAGAACCATAATCTCCATCCTCTACTAATGTAAGAGCATGTTGAATTAATTTAACTGAGTCTCCCTTATCTCCAGGCTTAACCTGACCTGGAAAAGCTGGGGGAGTAGAGGGTACTACCTTTGCAGTTACTTCATTGCCCTTATAATTTGGTCTTCCGAATCCAGCAATAAATGAAGGAATACCCTTTTTGTTCTTTTTATATGCACGAATTTTAACAACTGCTTCTCCGCCATTTGCTTGAGATCCAGATTTCTTTTTATCTCCAGCAGTATTTCCCTCAATAGTTGTTACTGTTCCGTCGCCGTTGTCTTTTACAACTATTCCAACATGCTCAATTGGAGCCCCACCAGCAGCAAAATCAAAATAAACAATATCTCCTGGTTCTGGTGTAGCACCTAATGCGTCAGTCCATGTTCCCATTTTTTTAAATGAGGCTGCTCCTGCCATTGTTGATACTGTATTTGGGATAGTCACCCCAGCTTGATTTGCACACCACATAACAAAGCTTCCGCACCATGGAAGGTAATTAGCTTTTGTAAAAGCACCATACTTGGTTTCATTGTCTTTTGGTCCTTCTACATAGCCCTCTTCTGCTAAAGCTACTTCTACTAATCTTGCTGCTGTTCCTTTTGCTGCTGCCATTTTAATCTCCTAATTTGTTGTTGTTTTAATGCTTGATCGTAACCACCACGCCCAGAACTCAAGTTTATCCTGTCTATCTGCACAAAAATTTGCAATTCCTTGTTCTCTTTGTGCGGTTGCTACATCAAATAAATCTTTTACTTCTTCAATCATTTTTTCAATCATATCAAGAAGTACACCAGACATTATTACTGGTGAGGTGGATGATGTCATGACATCTCCATACGTATTTAAACTTAACATATCCTTTAATGTAAAAGGAGCAAGCTCTTTTAATCTTCTCTGGTATTCTGCAATCTCATCAATTGTAAGATATACATCCTCAAATATCTTTTCAAAAAATTCATGATATTGAGTAAATAAAACGCCTTCTACATTCCAATGGAAGCCATGCGCTGTTGAATATAGCACAAAAGAATTTGCCTGCCATTGTCGTAATCTATTAATTAATTCATTCATTGTTCTAGTATACCATTTCTCTATTTAGCTTCCCACCGTGGATTCGAACCACGATTCACGGATTCAAAGCCCGTTGTCCTGCCGTTGGACGAATGGGAATTAGTGCCTCCAGTAGGGTTCGAACCTACGACCCGCAGATTAAAAGTCTGCTGCTCTACCGACTGAGCTATAGAAGCATGGTGCCCTTGGCAGGAATCGAACCTGCGACGCAGACCTTAGAAGAGTCTCGCTCTATCCCCTGAGCTACAAAGGCAATACTTTATTGTTTAGGGAATTTAATTTGTTGAGATAAATGTCCAGAAAATCCATAACGTGGTCCTGATGTAACGGTTGATACACCATGCTTACAAATTTCTTCAGAACTATGCATAACAAGATCTCCAGGATTAGGGTGATATGTAATATTTTGTTCTGGGTAGTACAAGCTTCCGCCTTCAAACTCATTAAAATAAATTACTGTTCCGTATTTAGAATCATCTACTAAAACATATTCATCGCCTTCTTTTACTGTAGCGGACTTGGCACGAATTTCCATAAAATCATGTGCATCGGCATGAACTCCCCATTCATCACCTTCTCTTAAACAAGTTGCACTAATGTTTGGACCAAATTTATATTCTGGACCAATCAATGCTATTACTTTAGATCTAATATCTTCAAACTCTGGAATATTTTCAGTTATTTTATTTTTAAAAAAGCCACCTACTCCAGGTTCCCATTTATTATTATTTACCTTGTTGTCAATTAAAGCTTTATAAAATTTTACTTCTTCTTCTGACAAAAAATTACGATAAACATAAATTTCTTCACCAAGTGCTTCAAAGCCTTTATCTGTCCAATATGTATTCATTTTACTCCTTGTGCAACAGCTCGGACTTGAACCGAGGATTACCGAATTATGAGTTCGGGGCTTTAACCAACTAAGCTACTGTTGCTTAGAGGTTAATTCTATATTATTAATGGGCATTTTGTCAATAGATATCTCAACTAATTGCTGTACGTATTCAGAAAAATGCTTGCGTATGCTTCCCATTGGCCTTGATCCAAAAGAATCCCAAAGTCTTTTGTACTCTATAATATTTGCAAATGTAGTTGGGCAAACAGTATTGCCATTCCATTCTCTTAAAACAGTAGGTAGCGGTACATGTTTTGTACAACACTTACATGATTTTGCCATCTCTTGATATTCACTCATAGTATCATCATCCCATCCATTGCATCTCTTAAATGTTCGGGCATTTTTGGAGCCCTAATCATATTATAACTACTTGTTTCTCCATCAACTTCTTGATTAAAGTCTTGATCATACATCATTGATTCATATGTATGAATACCAATTTCTTGATTATTATCAAATCTAGTTCTGCTTATTGAATTAAATACAGAACCACAAACTGCGTCAGCTAAATCTTTAGATCCTTTTCTAGGGTGATCAACTTTATCTCGCATAATCTTTAACTGCAAAAGTTCATCTATGAGTAAAGGTATATGTGGGCCATTTAGTCTATCTTCTAAAACAACCATAGCCATATCATCATAATGTTTTTTTGCAACAGATAAAATTTCAGTATTAATTCCATATGTTTTTAATTGCTGCATCATGTCATGGGAGTTCCATCTATCGAAAGTGCAAACTCCTATATTAAAACCTCTACTTTTTAAAGATAAAATATAATCTTTTACTTCAGTAAAATCAACAGATTTATCTGGCGTAGGAGTCCAATATCTTACAGCATCAACACTTATAATTGGTGCTGGCTGGGAGTATTCATTGGTTACTTTTACATTAACCCATCTTTCAACATGCGCCATAGATACAGCGCAATGGTCATGTTTTTGAGCTAAATCTACGTGAATAAAATATTTTTTATCTGGATCTGGAATAAACCACTCTTCTAATCTACCAAATTTGTCTACAGCTAAACCCATATTATTAAATGCATTTTCAACCTTTTCTCTAGATTTAAAAAATGCATCAATCATCTCTGGTGGCATGCATGCGAATCGACCTAAAGCATCTAAACTATTTTTATAAAAAGCTGTTTTAAAATCATCAATGCTTCTTGTTGGATTAACTTCCCAGGTTGGGCGTTTTAATGCATAAACTTTTGGTATTAAATATGAAATGATATGATCTTCTTCCCAGTCTATATCAAACTCATTTCCTTCTGTTCCGTCTGGTAGATCTTCATCCATTTTAAAATGATGTGTTCTAATAACTGTTTCTTTTTCTCCAATTACTGAATTATAAAACTTTTGAATAGGATCATTTTTAAATCGAGGAAACGAAAGCAAAATTACTTTGCCAAAATCTGGAAAACGAGAATCTACGGATGCACGATACATGTCATATATTGCATCAGCAGTTTTAGCTTGATCATGTCCAGTTGTATTTTCAATTGCAAAACCAGAAATTTCATCGAGAATAACAACAATAACGTTATATCCTTCCCAAGCTTCTCTTTCTGAGTGGCCTGAGTGCACAGTAATTGCTTTATCAAATTTAATTTCAGAGGCTTTTGATTCATACTTGCCAGTGAACCATGGAGAACGCTCTATTCGTGTCTTAAAACCCTTAAAGAAGACGTTATTTGCCTGTTGTGAGTTGATGGCGATGTTGAGAATATCAATTGAATCTCCAGGAGGTTTTCCATAATATGTGGCAGGATTTTTTAAACATAAAAGTAAATAAACAATATATGATACAGCAATTGTTGACGAGTAATCTTTTCCAGATCCCTTGCCTAATTGTGCAATTACTTCTGTGCAGGTTTGCTTAAATATTCTTTTCCCCTCATCTTCACCAAAAAGCTTTTTTAAAGTTGCTTCTTTGTAAATTTGAGAACTTTTTTCAATTAAAGTATATTGTAATTCTGACAACGGAGGAAGACCTAAATAATTTGGGTCTGTTACAAATGTCTGAAGGTCTACTGGCTTTTCTTCGAACTCTTCGCCATCAAGTATGTCAATTAAATCTGCAAACTCAAACGACATGTTCTGCTTCTATTACTATTGGCTCGACTATACCAGTAATTTGAGATAATCTTTTTGCAACTTCTAATTTACATTTAGGGCAAGAAGCGGTAACCTCTTTTAATATTCCAACCAAAACATCTTGTTTTCTTTCAGTTTCTGCAATCTGAGAAGCAATTTCATTGTTTTCTAATACGCCTACTGACTGAAGCATTCCAATTCTTTTAGTCTCAATATCTGCTATGAGCTTTAATGCTCCCGCCTTAATATTAAGTTGCCCTGATTGATCCGCATCTTCTACCGTTTTCCATGCTTCTTTAATAAGCATGGCATAATGTTGATCTGCTCCAGAAATTGCTTCTCTAGCCCTGTCCCTAATGCCATTATCATTATGTACTACGGTTTTCCATTCGTCAATAAATTCAACAACTTCTTTGCGTGAGAAGCCAGTAATTGTGGCAATTTGAGTAGCAGAATTACCTTTAAGCAATTCTTCCACTACTTTATTCATGCGATCAAAATGTACTGCTGGCTCTATTTCGCTCATATATATATTATACTTCTAGTCAACTGAAATTGCAAGTTGAGCATTAGCAATTTTATAAAGAACTAAATAACCAATTAGATCATCAATATCATTATCTCCTGCAAATCCTTGATTATTCATGACTCTGTTTAATTTATCATCAATTCTAACTTTTAATTGTTCTGTTGAATCCGCCTGAGAAAAAATACGTGCTGGATTCAATGCAGAATCTCCATAAGATATATTTTTTTCAATTAGCATATGTGCTATTTCATGACATGCACTCCAAATTTTTGCACCAGATGGCGCAGAAGCTGCGTGTAAATATAAATCATCACATCTAAATGTTTTTGTATCTTCAAATACCGCCTTTAACATTTTATCCCCTAGTTTTTAAAACTGCAATGAAATGATCATGAATTGGATTATTCGGATCTCGTGTATATTCTATACTATCTATTGTAAAATATTTTTCAACAATTGGCAACACTTCTGAATTTGAATGATCAATCCAAGTTCTGCTATGCAATACCATTCTATTTGCAATTTTTTGTAAATCAGATAAATATGACTCTAATTCATTATTTTCAATATGCTGAAATACAAGGCTGGCTAAAACCGTATCAAATAAGAACTTCTTTACATCGTCCCAATTGGATAAATATAATATATTATTAGATTTATTTTCTTCTGGCACTAGGCTTATCATGCTCGGCAGGTCAAATCCAATTACTTTGCTGTATGTTTTAGATAAGGCTACTGTATTTCTGCCCACCCCGCATCCAAAATCTAACACATATTGAGAGTGGCCTTCTGACCCTTTTGCCAAAGAAATAACCTCTTCATAAACTGGCATGTCTTTAAACTCTCCTTCGTATCCAGTTAAAATTAAATCTCCAGCGTTATATTTATTAGCATTTACCCACACATCTTTGCTCATCTTTTTTTCATTAATCCAAACTCTTGTAAATATCTCTGTATAGTCATTGCAGAGACACCGCATTCATTGCCTATTTCTGTAACCGTCTTTTTTTGAACAACATATCTACGATATAACCAGTCTTTGCTTTGATACAATTTCATCTTTGCGTCAACACCTGATTTGAATAATGAGCTATTCCAAATGAATCAGCCACATCTTGATCTGTTAAAGAAAGCCCATATTTTAAATTAAAATAATCTATGGTTCTTTGTTTTCTCATGTTTCTAAGTTGATTTTTATACCAAGAATCTGCATAGCCAGGATTATCTTTTCTAATTTTTTCTTTTTCAGCTTTAGTTGGATTTTTATTTCCAATATAAGCTTGCCATGCACTTGGAGAAATTGTTATTACATTAGCACCAGTAGACATTAGCTCTGCTATAACAACTCCATAAACATATGAAAGTTTAATTACTGCATCTGGGGAACGAACAAGGATGGCACCTTCTACTACAATGTAGTCAGACTTTAGCTCTTGAAGCATAGCATTAACTTTAAATTTAGCATCTAATATTTTTTCAAATATATCGCTTCCCTTTAATTCAATTTTTCCCCATTTTAATGGAATGTCATTTTCCATCAAACAAAAAGCTACAGAATTGGTAGAAGCATCAATGCCCAATACCCTATTTGCTTTAGTTTTAACTAATTTAGCTAATGTCATCTATTATCTCTTTTAGCTTTTTTTTATTTGATTCATATTTATTTTTTTCACACATAGAGCATTCTCCATCTAAATTATATCTACTTAGAGGAGATTTACATTTTTTGCAAATTCTTAATGCGCCATTTTTAATTGCTTTTTTCTCATAATATTTTTCCATAATTCTTTTGTTTGTAGCAACTTTACAACAATCATCAGAACAATATTTTTGATTATGTGTTTTGGGATCAAAATTTTTAGCGCAATCTTTATTAAAGCAAATCATAAAGAAGGAACCTGATATCTTTCTATCTGCACAGTTCCAGCTGGGGTTTCTTTTGAATAGCATTCTTTTTTAATTGGACAGTATGTGCAAGGCATTTTTGATTTTGTGGAACCAGCTGGCTTCATTGGGAGATCACCATCTTTAAAGTTATCCCAAACTTCTTGCATCCATAAAAATAACCCATCAATTATCTGTTTATTCTTATCATTCATTGAAATTGGAATAACTAAAATTTCTTGAGTGTTTTTATTTTCATATAAGAAAAATCCTTCTTTTGCATTTTTTAATTTCATATATGTCAATAGCTGTAAAAGGTGATTCGGCGAAGACTTCATTTCTGACTGCCTTGTATCCCAAACTTCTTGTTTAGCTGTTTTAATTTCACCAATAACAGTTTCACCTTCATACTCCATGATGAGATCTATAAATCCACGAATGGGAGGATATTCATTAATAATTTCCTCTTCTTCCCGCACAAACTGTGGCATTGTTGCAATAAGCTTTTGCAGTCTTTCATGTGCTTGAGTTCCTTGAGCCATATTAGCCACTGCAACCGCATCGTTATCATCTATGAACACAACACCAGAAAATGCCATATACCAATATCTAGGGCATGTACCGTGACCATATCCCAATGAACTTGGACTAAATGACTTTTTTGTCATTTCTCCATCGGCACGTTTAGTATTTCTATATGCTTCATCCAACAAATTAGCGAATAGCTCTGGATCAAAATATTTTCCAGTATGCTTTTTAAACTTTAAATTTTTTACAATATCTCTAGCCATTTAAAAACCTAAATACTAAATCGGCTCCTAGCCATATGCCTACAATACCCATGACAGCTGGGAAATAAGGTGGTGCTGGTACTGGCAACTTAAAGGCTGCGAAAATTCCGCCCAAAACCGCACCAGTAAATGTTGATAAAAATATATCTTTTAGCATTATGAATTGTACCTAACTACATACTTAAGTGCATCTACTAGTTTGTCTATGGACTCTTTTACTGAATAGTAAACATTCTTTTTATTGTTATTTACAGTACCAGCTTTATCTTTAGCAATTGTTGAATAAACAGATGACATTACTGCAAATTTAGTTGACATAGCCTGAAGTTCCATAATTAAATGTGGTGCCTTGGCTGTAGGTACATCTGGATTCATCAGTAACTTTACAACTATTGACAAGGCTCTGTCCAAGTGTTCATCTTTCATAAACTCATGAAGGTCATTAAACTCTGTAATGTCACTAATTAGTTCTAGTGTATTTTTATCTTCCGCCATTTTTAATTTCCTTATCCCATTTATCTATGAATAAACCTAAAGCATATCCAACTACATATCCTACCATAACACCAAAAGAAAAAGCAAGCATTATGCCTCCAAATCTATTACTTCTTTTGCAAAAAATGGCATCCCATTATATTTTAAATCACCGTTACTTCTTTGATCTGGATAGTAAACGTCTTTATTGTAAAATCCCATAGCTTCCTCAGCTTTTCTTACCTGCGATCTTATTTCAGACCAGACAGACTCTCCATATTTTTCAACACCTTTGTGCCATTCTTCAGAACCAGTATATTTCCATGTTAAAAAATGTCTTGCAAAATATTTATTTATATCGCCAAACGTTGGCATCGCAGCATGAAAAAATGGTTTAGATGAAGGGAATATTACTAAATCTCCTGCTGACGGTTTATAATTAATTATTACTTCATCAAATTCATTTAAAAATGATATCTCCCCACCCTGATAGTCATCGTTTAAATAAACTGTTGCTGTCAAAATTGCTTTTGGTCCTGGGTTTGCGTCGCCACTTGAATCTAAATGATAATGAATTGCATATTCTCTGCCAGTATGTGCACGATGTTTTGCCACATCTATACTTGAAGAAATCCAACCAGAATCCCCAGAAATATTCATTGGATTTCCATATCCAGAAAAGTTTTCATCAAAAGATTTAATGTTTCTATAATTCCAATCAGATACAATATCTCCAAAAACTTTTTGCCAATGATGAGGGTGTGAACCACCAAATGAATTAATTACTTCTGGTTTGGTCCATTGAGATATATAATCATCATATCCTTCATATATAATAGAATTTAAACTATTAAATACATTTAATTGTGACTCATACTCTTCTAAGTTTGTATCTTTAAATGATTTAGATTGAAGATCTGGCTCAACTCTTACAGTCTCACCAAACTCATACCACTGCTTCCATGGCTGAATTATTCCGCCATCTACTTGATTTTCTTCTGTTCTTTTAATTCCATTTAAAACATCTATATGATTTTTTAAAGCATTTTTATAAACAACAACAAAAGGCATTATTATTCTTTTTTGAGTTAAATCTAGCATTTAAGCACCCATTCTTTCTTTATAAATATCTTTACCATTAATATAAATTCTATTTTCATCATTAATTAAAATTGCTTTTGTTTTTAATATATTTGGATTTTCTCCAACTCGTATAACTTGTCTTCCTACAACATTTGTTGAAACTGTTTCTCTACCTTTATCCATCATAATTTGATCATATTGTTCTTTACCATATCTTTTAACGCCATCTTGATATTCTTGAGATCCAACATGTTCCCACGATGCAAATACTCTTAAAAATATTTTATTATTCCCTTTAGTTACAGCTCTTGCTGCATGCCAAAATGGAAGTCCTGCTGGAAATACGGTTATATCGCCAGCTCTTGGCTTATATGAAATTAATTTATTTTCTGCTTCATCAATAAACTCTACTTCTCCACCCGTATAATCATCGTTTAAATACATTGTAAAAGTAATTATTTGTTTTCCACCAGCAATATCAATTCTGTGCTCATGTCGATCTGTATGAAATAAAATGGCATATTCATGTGCTGGCTTCATATAATGCTTTAATATTTCTATTTCGCTAAACCCAAACTGCTGATCTATATACCAATGGTCAATAAACTCTGGCCACTCAGCATCCTTATAGTCTTCTGCATAATCATAAAAAATATCATTAATTGTTTTTTTAATACTTTGTCTAAAATCATATTGTTCTTTATTATATTCATGATGCACTGGATCAACGTATTTTTCAGTTACCTTTGACCTTGAGCCAAAAGTATACCAAGGCATCCATTTCATAATTAAATCATAATCATTTTCTAAATACGGTTGATCACCGTGAAAATCATTAATAGCAGATTCTTCTGGTGGGGTGGGATCAATATATGCTGTATCTGTTTCTGAATTTTTTACTACTTCCAGCATTTTTCTTATTTGATCATCAGAAAACATATTTTGATATACCACAACTTGTGGCATTACAACAAATTTATCCATTATTTTGCTCCCAAAATTCTATTAATTCTTCAAGTATTGACCACTCTATTATACCAAGTCTTACCTTGCTTTCGCTTCCTATAATAATTTTAAGTGCTGGGTGCATATCTCGATTAACTTTAAAGGTATCTGTGCATATTTTGGCCCAGTTCTCTTTATTTAAAGTAAATGATTTAGATGCTTCTTTATAGTCTACAAGAAACTGTTTCCATTGAGCATCACCTTTTTGATAATCACCACGCCCAGAATTCTTTTGAGCTTTAGCCCCATCTCTTTTTACTTCTGAGCGTTCTGACATTATCCTACCTTATATTTTGTTTGATGCCCATCTTTACATGTCCAATACATTTCCATTGTTTGATTATTAAAATAGTATGATTCAACATAAA